ATCACCCTGAGGCCTCGCTTATCCTCGCTCAATTGCTCGATCCGCCCGATCACCGCGCCCGCCTTGTGCTGCCACAGCAGCGGCACCGCCGCGCTTTGTTCCAGGCTCGCCAGGAACGCCCCCTTGCGGATCACGTCCCCGCCCCGGTCCGGCCGGTCGAAGATGGCCGCATATCCTGCGAAACGTACTCCCCTCCCCTTCAGGGGAGGGGTTGGGGGTGGGGCGGTCATGCAGTAATCAGGTCCGTCAGTTTCAACTTCACCGCCATGCCGATCAGCAGCGCCGCCAGGCACAGCTTCACCACCCATCCGACCACCGCCTGCCGCGCGCTCCGCTTCGCATCCCGCCAAGCCGACAGCAGCTCGCGCAATTCATCCATGTCCCGCCGCGCACGCGGATCGTCGAGCCCCAGCGCGCCCAGCGCCCGCGTCGCCCCGGCCTGGCTCGCTTCCTCGACCAGCGCCCGAAGCGTCACCAGGTCGACGCCCTTGGCTTCGCTCTGCGCCATCAGCCGCGCCAGCAATTGATCGCTATTCATCGCTCGCTCCAAACCCCAGCTGCTCGCGTTTTTCGTCGCGGCTCAAAAACTCCGCCGCGCCGACCACCTCCCACAGCTTCGCCCGGTCCTCGGCCAGCTCGCTGATCCCGTCGACGTCGACCTTGATCCTGACCGGCCCCAGCCAGTCGCCGAGCATCGCCCCCAGCTCGCGCAGCATCGCCTCGGCCATCGGCAGGATCGTCTGGCGGTAGAGCGCCCGCCCCGCCTCGCGCGCATTGGCATAGGTCGCATCCCCAGGCAGCCCGACCAGCACCGGCGGCACCCCAAAGGCCAGCGCGATATCGCGCGCTGCCCCTTCCTTGACCGCGACAAAATCCATGTCGGCCGGCGACAGCCCCAGCGCCTGCCATTTGAGTCCGCCGTCGAGCAGCAGCGGCCGCCCGGCATTGGCCGACCCCGAAAATTGCTCGCTCAATTCCTTTTGCAGCCGGTCGAACTGCTCGCCGCTGAGGCTCGACCCGTCGCCCGGCTCATAGACCAGCGCCCCGCTCGGCCGCGCCGCATTGTCGAGCAGCGCCTTGTTCCAGCGGCTCGCCCGATTGTGCACGCTCGCCGCGCCCACCGCCGCCTCCAGGCAACCCAGTCCATAATGGTCGTCGCTCGGATCGAGCGCCCTCAAATGCGCCACCTGCCGCCGCCCGAGCGCATCCTGTTTCGCAATCCGGCTCACCTGTCCGTTGGCGCGATATTGATAGGCGCTCGGCCAGCCGTCCGCGCCCGCCGCCACGCTGACCCGCTCCGGCCGCATCAAATGCAGCTCCGCCGGCTTGTCATGCCCGTCGACCGCGAGGCGCACATAGGCATTGCCGTGCAGCAGCAGATTCGCCGCCGCCCGCTCCATCAGGCCGTGCGCGCGGACCAGCTCGACCGCCCTGGCGTCTCCTTCGGCGAACAAGGGCAGTCCGCCGACCAGCCCCGCCACCAGCCGCACCGCGCGCAGCCCCACCGGGTTGCGGCGATAGACCTCGTCCAGCTGCGCCTCATATCCGCGCGCGAACCCGCCCGCCTCTCCCTCGCCCTGCAGCCAGACCGGCACATAGGGCCGCGTTTCCGGAGCGCTCTTCCGCCCGAACCATGCAAACATCCAAGACTCCTGAATTTCCCCTCCCCTTGATGGGGAGGGCTGACGAAAATTGGACCGTCAGCAAACGGTTCGATTTTCGACAGGGTGGGGTGATTTCCGAGACCCATACTGTCGGTGGAGGCGTCACCCCCTCCCAACCCTCCCCCATCGAGGGGGAGGGCTAATGGCTAAAGCATCCGAACCCTGGGCAATCCCGACCGCGTCTCATTGAGCTCGGTCAGCGCCCAGACACAGGCATCGGCCCGGTCCGGCGACCGCGACGGCCCCTCGTAACTCCCGCCGATCTGCAGCCCGGCCAGCTCCGCCTCCAGCTCGGGAAAGCTCCCCGCCAGGAACGCCTGCCCCATTTCGAAGCGGATCGCGACCGGCTCCGCCCGCGCCGACTTGCCGCGCGACGCATGCACCAGCTTGACCTTAAGCCCCGCATCCGCCGCCTTGAGCACGCTCTTCACCATCGCTCCGCCCTGGTTGGCTTCCGCCACCACATGGCTCGCGCCCCATTGCTCCGCCGCCCGCGCGACCGCTGCCGCCCAGCGCTCCGGGCTCGCCTTTTCGACGCTGGCGTCGGCCAGCACGTACAGCTTTCCGTCGCGCCGGCCGGCGACCACGATCCCGCACGCATCGCCGTCCGTTCCCGCCGGCGGATCCACGCCGACCACGACGCGGTCAAACGCCTCGGGCGCCTCCCGCCGGCACCGCTCCAGCAGCGCTCGCGGAAACAAACTCCCCTCCGCTTCGGCCATCAGCTCGCCCTCAAGCTCCTGCCGGCCGATCCGCGTCCCGCCATAGGTCGCCACCATCACGTCGATGAAATTCTTCGGCAGCGACAGATTGTCCTTGGTCCGTCCCCCGGTCGACACCGTCCACTGGTCCGCCCGGATCCTCTCCAGCAGCCGCAGCGGCCGCGGCGTCGTCGTCACCAATGCCCTTGGCCGCGTCCCCGCCCTCAGGCCCATCTGCAGATTGTCCCACGCCTCCTCGGCGCGCCGCCATTTGGCCAGCTCGTCGGCCCAGGCGAAATGATGTTCCGGGCCGCGCAGCCCATCCGGATTGTCCCCGGAAAACAATTGCGCCACCGCGCCCTGCGGCCAGCGCAGCATGCCCTTGCTCGGCTCCCATTTGACCCCCACCCGCTGCCGCCGCGCCACCGCCAATATGCCGCTTATGCCCTCGACCATCACCGCCCGGGCCTCGTCGATCGTCGCGCCGACCAGCGCGATCCGTTTCCTGCCGTGGCACCCCAACCGGTGGATCCACTCCGCCCCGGCCCGGGTCTTGCCGAACCCGCGCCCGGCCATCATCAGCCACACCCGCCAGCCCTGGCCTTCGGGCGGCAACTGCCCGTCGGCCGCCCAGGCCTCGAACGCCGCGTCCAGCGCCAGCAACTCCTCGGGCCGGCACTTGGCCAGCCAGGCTCGCAACGCTTCCGGCCCCAATTCCGACAGCAGCTCGACCTGCCGGCGGCTAATCCTCGAGCGCATTCAGGATCGCTCCTCACTGTCCTCGCGACAGCGAGGATGGGGAGGGGGAGCCGATGAGCCGGCATCCTGGGAGGATGCCGGAACCGAATTGGCGAACGAAGTTTCGATGGTGGAGGGGCCCTTTCCAAGTCCCCACGCAATCAGCTCCACCCGGTCTGTCGCCGCCTTCGTCTCGACCCCCTCCGTCTGCTCCCTCAGCCGTTCCAGCCGTCCGACAATCCGCTCGACCGCTTCCTGGTAATCCTCCGCCTCGACACCCTCATTCGCGATGGCCGCATTCTCGCGGTGCATCCTGAGCAGCGCCAGCCCGACCCGGTCGCTATATTCGCGCATCACCGTCGTCGTGCCGTCTTTGGCGATGACGGTTTTCTCGACCCCGTGCAGCGCCCGCTCCAGCATCATCATTTCCAGCTGCGCGTAACCGGTGCTGAGCGCCTGGTCCCAGGCCGCGCGGAACGACGCGTCCTTCGCTCGCCTGACATAGGCCTGACTGGTTGAAACCCCGGCCTTCTTCGCGGCCAGCTTGACGTTGCAGCTTTCCGCCAGCGCCTCGACGAAGGCGCGCTCCCTGGCCTTGGTCCAGCTGCGGTGCGACGGCCTCACCTTCCGCACCCGTTTCCCGCCTTCAAGGATGAGATTTTGGCTTGCCAATGGCTGCTCCGCAGTTCCCCGGCGAAGGCCGGGGCCCAGGCCGGCGAAGCCGGTCCAGTACCTTCAGCACACTCGCTGACAAAAAGGGCCGCAGCGCCCTCGCGCCCGGCCCGAATCGGAATCATCAACTGTGCCTGTCGTGTACCGAATGAGCGTTACGCTGTCAAGCCTTTTTACCAAATAGGTGATATAACTGCGACGTGGCGGCCCTGGGCTAATGACCGCTTTGGGTGGAAAGCGGACGTTCCCCTTTCCGTCATTCCCGCGAAAGCGGGAACCTAGCGCAACAAAGAAAAACTGGGTCCCCGCTTCCGCGGGGATGACGATGAGTTGGCCTTCGCTTTAATGACCGCA